GATGAATAGTTTAGATAAAGGCGGTAAACATGGAAAATAATATACAGTGGTCACAGGAGCAGATGTTTGAAGTTCTGTTAAAAGAACCTGATGACTTCCTAAAGATTAGAGAGACATTATCTCGTATCGGAGTTGCTTCTAGAAAAGAAAGGAAACTATATCAGTCTTGCCATATACTTCATAAACAAGGTAGATATTATATCGTTCACTTTAAAGAATTATTTGCACTTGATGGTAAGGATACGAATTTATCAGAGAACGATATTGCTAGAAGAAACACGATAGTTAAACTTCTAAGTGATTGGGGATTGGTGACTATGAAAGGAACACCAGAACCGATTGCACCATTAAGTCAAATTAAAATTATCGCATTCAAAGAAAAAGATGAATGGATATTAGAAACTAAATATAACATAGGTAAAAAGAAAGAGGTAGAGTAATGGCATATTCAAATAAAGTTTTAGACCATTATGAGAATCCTAGAAATGTAGGTTCTTTTGATAAAGAAGATAAAAATGTTGGCACTGGTATGGTCGGAGCACCTGCTTGTGGCGATGTCATGAAACTTCAAATTAAAGTAGATGATAATAACATTATAACAGACGCTTGTTTTAAAACTTATGGTTGTGGTTCAGCAATTGCCTCATCATCATTATTAACAGAATGGGTAAAAGGTAAAACCCTTAATGAAGCAACAGAAATTAAAAATACAGATATTGCAGAGGAACTTGCACTACCACCAGTAAAAATTCACTGTTCAGTTTTGGCAGAAGACGCTATCAAAACTGCTATCGCAGACTTACAAGAAAAACAAGAAGCGATGGGTAAGTGGCAACCTCAAAAATAAATTATGGAAAACTTCAAAAAATTTCTATCTGAGCAATCAGATGAAAAACCTTATAAACTAATTGTTTTTCAAAACTCTGGTGATGATATAAGAGATGTTAAAGATAGTGCTTTAGGTCAATTAACAGAGCTTCTTAAAAAAGCAGCAAAGTCTGCTAACATAGAAATATATTTTGTAGATTTTACAGGCCTATATGTTTCAAAGAAAAATAAAAAACAATATATTAATGCATTTCCATTTGATGATGATGGGTATGTTGATTTACCAGATAGTAAAGATAAAGGCCCAAATATATATCAAAAACCCATAGAAATTAATACAGAAAATACTATTATTATGCCAAGAGGTCTAGGAACTGCTGGTATGACTAATAATCAAACTTGGACAGATATAATTAAAGATTTTGAGGGGCAAGGGTTTTTAACAATACCATCTATAGAAAATTGGATTAATTGTAGTAGTAAATATTATACAGATATACTTTGTAGAAAAGCAGGACTTAGGACACCCAAAACAGTTCCAATTACATATTCAGAAGATACTGAAAGAGTAATTGAAGAATTAGATAAAAAATTTCCTGTTATATTAAAAACATCAACAGGTTCTCAAACTGGTGTTGGTGTTGTTATAGTAGAAAGTATGAGGTCACTACATGCTGCTGTGCAGATGTTAAAGTTGTATGAAAAACACATGCCTATTCTTATTCAAGAATATATAAAAACAGATTATGATGTTCGTGTTGTAATACTTGATGATAAGATTTTAGGTTCTGTTAAAAGAGAAGTTATTTCAGATAATGATTTTAGAAGTAATATATCTTTGGGTGCAGAGGCAACAAATATAGAATTAACTGAAATAGAAAAAAAAGATTCAATGACGGCTGCAAAGGCTGTTGCTGGTAGATTGGTTGGTGTTGATTTTATACCAGCAAAAAACAGAGAAAAAGAACAACCTTATATACTGGAGGTAAATGCTATGCCTGGTTTTGGTGGTATTGAAAAACTTAAAAAAGGACTTACACAAGAAATACTAGAACATTTTAAAAATAGAAACAATTGGAGAATAGATAATGATTAATGCACTAAGAAAAAAATATGAGGCAGAGATTGAAGCTGCAAAAGCGAACATTGATGTCTATATAAAAAATCCAGTAGGTATTGGTGAACACCCAGACCTAGTTGCAGCTATGGATACAGAAATGACTAAGTTGGCAGACGCTTCTGATAAACTCGCAACACTGAACTCATTCTATCCAGAAACAGCAGAACAATTTTTACAAGAGGAAGAAAATTTATAATTGACAAAACCTGTTGAATCTAATATAATTATATCATGCAATTTTATACTAATGTGACCCCTTGGGGCAACAATCTGCTTGTCAGAGAATATGTGAATGGTGAAAGGATTAATCGAAAGGTTAAGTATTCCCCTACTCTATTTTGTAAAGTTCTAAAAGAGACTGGTTATAAAACTCTTGATGGACAAAATGTCACACCCATAAAACATGAAACTATTAAAGAGGCAAAAGAATGGTTGAAGTCTTATGAAGACCAACCACATCTAATCTTTGGAAATACTTTATTTCAGTATAATTATATTGCAGATTCATATCCTACTTATGTGAAATGGGATATTGATAAGATTCTTGTTGTCACTATGGATATAGAGGTGGCATGTGAAAATGGATTTCCAAATCCAGAGAATGCGATTGAACCTTTACTATCAATCACAATTAAAAATCACCAAAATAAACAAATAGTAGTTTGGGGTATAGGTGAATATAAAAATAATAGAGAAAATGTCACTTATATTAAATGTAAAACCGAACAAGAATTAATAAAAGAATTTTTAACATTTTGGCAAAAACATCAACCAGATGTAATCACAGGTTGGAATACAGAATTTTTTGATATACCATATCTATGTAATCGTATTAAAAATTTATATGATGAAAAAGAAGTAAATAGACTTTCGCCTTGGGGTAATGTATCAGACAGAGAAGTTTATCAAATGGGTAGAAGACATCAAGTTTACGATATTCAAGGTATATCACATTTAGATTATTTCGATTTATATAGAAAGTTCACATATACTAGTCGTGAGAGTTACAGACTTGACCATATCGCTCATTTAGAGTTAGGTGAGAGTAAAGATGACAATCCATACGAAACATTCCGAGAATGGTATCTAAAGGACTTTCAATCGTTCATTGACTATAATATACAAGATGTTGAGATAGTAGATAGATTAGAAGATAAATTAGGTCTTATTGAATTATGTTTGACTATGGCATATGACGCTAAAGTAAATTATATGGATGTATTAGGTTCTGTAAAATATTGGGATATACTCATTTATAATGAACTAAGAAAAAAGAATGTTGTAATACCACAAAAGATTCAAAGAAAAAAGAATGAAAAGTTTGAAGGTGCATATGTAAAAAATCCAATCACTGGCATACACAAATGGGTTATGTCTTTTGATTTAAATTCTTTGTATCCTCATCTTATAATGCAATATAATATTTCACCAGAAACATTAGTTGCAGATAAAAAAATTAAAAATATGTCAGTTGAAAAATTACTAGATAAAAAAGTAGATACATCTATATTAAAAGATGTGACATTAACACCAAATGGTGCTTTGTTTAAAACAACAAAAAAAGGATTTTTGCCTGAACTCATGCAAAGACTGTATGATGACAGGGTCAAATTCAAACAGTTAATGTTGGAGGCGAAGAAAGATTATGAAAGAACTAAAGACCCAAAACTTAAAAAAACAATCTCAAAATTCCACAACATCCAAATGGCAAAAAAGATTTCTCTTAATAGTGCATATGGTGCTATTGGTAATGTCTGGTTTAGGTATTATAATCTTTTGGTCGCTGAAGCAATTACTACCAGTGGTCAATTTTCTATTCGATATATTGAACATTCTCTTAATGGGTATCTTAATAAAATACTTGAAACCGATGGAGAAGATTACATTATTGCGAGCGATACAGATTCGGTGTATATATGTTTTGACAAACTTGTTAACAAAGTATTCAAAGGAGAACAAGACAAACGAAAAATCGTTGACTTCTTGGACAAAGTCGCTACAGAAAAAATCGAACCTTTTATTGATAAGTCTTATCAAGAACTCGCTAAATATGTAAATGCATATGAACAAAAAATGCAAATGAAAAGAGAAGTAATCGCTGATAAAGCTATTTGGGTTGCAAAGAAAAGATATATTTTAAATGCACATGATGTTGAGGGAGTTAGATACAAAGAACCTAAACTAAAAATTATGGGTATTGAATCTGTTAAGTCATCAACCCCAGCACCATGTCGTGAAAAAATTACTCAGGCATTAAAAATTATAATGAACGATGATTCTAAAACTCTAAATAATTTTATACAAGATTTTAGAAAAGAATTTATGACACTAAACCC